TGAAAATGTCTCCCGCTATGCGGAAAGTGGTCAACCAGTACGAGCGTGACAACGACCTGTGCCTGCAATTTCTCGAAGAGCGCTGTGAGCAGGTCGAGGGAGTCAATATCCGCTCAAAGTCCCTTTTTGACGCTTATAAGATTTGGTGCAAGTCCAACGGGTACTTTGCCTGTTCCGCCAAACGGTTCAATGCCGACATGGAAACGCACCCTGAGTGGCACGGCGGCAAGGTCGTGTATCAGGGCTACCCCGTCTACAAGAATCTCAGACTGAAAGGAGCGTCTTGATATGCCTGAATTGAAACCCTGCCCCTTTTGCGGCGGAAAGGCGAGGCTGATATACGTCTATCAAATGAGCGTCGTGAAATGCCCAAAATGCAAAACACTTGGGAAGGCTTTCCCTGACTATTATGAGCAAGGCGACGGTAAGGGAAAGGCAATCGAATTTTGGAACAGGAGGGGTAACAATGACAGCAACCAATGAAGAACTCGCCCTACTGGAAAAGTGGAAACGAAAACTCTGCTTGCAGGAGTGGCGGATAAAGTTGCTGACCCGCCTTCGCCCCGAAGAAATGACGATGGATGATGTTGCAGGCTGTACCGAGTGGTCAGAAGCAATTAAGACCGCTCGTATCGAGATCATTGACCCCGCCTACTACGGCGACCGCATTGTGCCGTTCGACTTTGAAAAGACGCTGGTACATGAGCTGCTACACCTGAAATTCTCCTTCTGGTGTCAGAACGAAGATGATGTTGGCGATAGAGTCATGCACCAGATGATTGACGATCTCGCAAGAGCATTCACAGAGGTGAACAACGATGAATAATGACGCTGTGAGAGAGTTGCTGAACGCCGTTGGTGCTTTAGCTGAAATGTCTCTGAATTTTTACAGGGCTTTACTCAATGCTGGTGCGACCAAAGAAGAAGCCTTTGTGCTGTTGCAGTCGTTCATCTCTGCTACCGTTCACGGCAACAAGGAGGAAAGCGATGAAAACTGAGAAAAAGAACCTTCGCCGTATTTCCATCGTAGTCACGGCACAAACCAAGGGCAACCTTGAACGGCTGGCGGCGGTCTGCGGCTACTCTGAGATCGGTCGAGTGGTTGACAAACTCACCCGTGAGAAGATGATCTCCCTCCACAACTTTGAAAGGAAGGAAAGGTACCATGGGTAACGAAAAATGGGGAAACTACACACAAGAGTTTACTTTAGGGCACGACGCGGAAGAAATCAAAAATGTGCAAGCAATTCTGAATCGGCCGCGCTCCTGTACTGACTTTTCACCGGCAGCTCGGTATGCGGTGCAGCGGCTGGTAGACTACGCCAAACAGGAGCATGAGCTGCGGGGAAAAGCGGAAACCATACTATGCAACGAGCGGCGCAAGGCGCTGGCGTTTTCCGCCGAGATGGCGCGGCAGGAACGCACGATCGACGACCTGCGCCAGCAGTTGTCGTTTATGCAGCAGGCGCGGTGGGACGCGGGGGTGTGAGGCATGGACGTGGCAGAATTTTTTAGTGAATTCAGACGGATGTGTAAATCAACCAGCGATTGCACAAAGTGCCAGTATCACGGCGACAAATGTGATAACGCCATTGAGCTTTTTGAAAAAACCGTTGCGGTGGTGGAACAGTGGTCTCTGGAGCATCCGCGCAAGACGCGGCAGAGCGTGTTTTTGGAACAGTGGCCAGAGGCAAAGATTAAAGATGGTGTGTTACAACTATGCCCCTGCACGATTTCCGCGTCGCACAGGAACGCACAAGGTAACTGCGCAACCATGCAGCGACAATGCTCTGACTGCTATCGTGAGTTCTGGATGCAGGAGGCGGAGTGATGGCTGACCTGAAATCATGCCCGTTCTGTGGTGGTAAAGTTAGCCTTGTTCTGTGCGATGATGAAGGGAATCTGCATGACGAGGCATATAGAGAACGTCCCTATAGTGGGGTTGGCTTTATGCTTCGCCACACTCACGAGGAAAACCCGAGCTGCCCGATTGCAAGCTATGAATGTGATGGCGGGATTTTGGGCGGTGTGTATATTTACGACACGGAAGAACGAGCTGCTGAAGCATGGAATAGGAGGGCTGACAATGGATGAATACATCAAGCGCGCAGCGATAATGGAGTTCCCAATCCGGAAAGACCATTGCGACAAGGAGCGCGCGAACGAGCATTTTATCTTTGGCATTGAGTCGGTTCTGGAATATGTACAGAATCTGCCCGCCGACGACGTTGCGCCGGTGGTGTACTGCCGTCACTGCCGATCGTACAATAAGCCGCGGCTGGGATGGTGCTCAGTCCACCTCGACCGCGAAGGTCCGGACGACTTTTGTAGCTACGGCGTGAGGATGGACGGTGACGCAGAATGAAAGGGATTACATACTGCGGTGCTTGTGCCGATTACGACATCAAAAAGCACCGCTGCAAGCGTGGAGCGAAGCTGGAAAGCAATCCGCAGGACAAGTTTTTGGATGATTGCCCGCTTCCAACTATCGTGCCGGTCGTGCGTGGGCGGCGGATTGAGAGGGAAGAAAAACCGATATTTCCGCATGAATTAGTAGGCCAGACAGAAGCCGTTGCGGATTATCTTCTTGACAGTGGCGTAACGGCGCAGGAGTGGATTTCGGTCAAGGATAGGTTGCCTAAAAACGATGAGATCGTGATAATCTGCACAGATAAAAACTTCATATATGCTGGTGAATTGATTGGAGATACTTGGTTTTTGGATAATGATAGTTGGACGGCAACTGTTACCCATTGGATGCCACTTCCCCAGCCGCCGAAAGGAGAATGAATAATGGATGAATACATCAAGCGAGAAGCGGCGCTCGCATTAGTGAAGCCGGATGCGCCAGAGGATGAAAAAGCCGCCGTTACAATCGCAACTGCCAAAAAACTCGTTCGGAGCATTGTGCGACGCACACCCGCCGCCGACGTTGCGTCGGTGGTGCGGTGTAGGGATTGCAAGTATTACAGAGTGAGTACCATGCTTGCCCCGAACAAGTTCTGTTTCCGCTTGAAACACCCGGTAGAAGACCGGCCTATCGGCTACAACTTTGCACCTGATGACTTTTGCAGCTATGGAGAAAGGAAAGAAAATGATTAACGCAAAAGGCGAAGTTATTTATACAAACGCAGAAATCGCTTACGAGCTTGGGCTTTCACCGGCAACGGTTAATGCCATTGGGAAGCGGCTGTTTGGCAATGGACGAATTCCGCATTGGACACTTAATGACGCGAAGCTGATTGTTGAGTACATCAAGTCCATTTCCGTCGAAGAAGATGCGCGAAGACTGTCCGTTCTGCATGATGCCGTACATGAAATCATGGGAGATTGCAAGCTGGATGATGCCGACACAAGAAAACGTGTAGACAAAGATATTCATCTTATTCCGAAAGGAGGAAGCACAAAATGGTAATGACAAAGGGCGAGAGTATGCGTAAAGCACGTAATAGGGCTAAGTTGTCAGCGGCACAACTGTCGCGGATTTCAGGTGTGCCCACAACCACGATCTACGCACTGGAACGTGGCACGGCGCGAAATGGGCGAATTGATACTATCGAGCTGCTTGCAGACGCATTGCGGATTAGCATTGATGAATATATCGGACGCCGCCGTTAGGTGATAAAGGTGAGGTGAAATAGTATGGGTCTTGATATTACAATTTCAGAGCGCAAGGAGCATCGCTGTCCCAACTGTGGTATCCCTATTGGGTATACGGATATAGCCAGCATCGACAGCGATGGTAGACTTTGGTACGACTTTCTGGAAAAGCTCGGCTACTATGTTCCCTACGAGAAGCGAACCAAGGAGAACGACTGGTATGGTAAGGACATGGTTCTTGACAACGAGCAGGCAAAGCAGCTTGCGGACTACGCTGTGAAGAAAGAGGTCTACAACCGGGACGATGTAGAGAGAGTTGTAGCAACGGCACTCATGCACAAGAATAAAGTGGTCATCAACGCTAATTGGTAGTTAGGTGATAAAGGTGATAAAGGTGAGTGTTTTTTGCAAAGACTTTTTTCAAATTGGCGTGTTTTGAAAAATTGTTTTTCGTATTTTAGGTGAGTTAGGTGAGTAATCGGGCATAAATGCCTATAACTCTCTCTTATACGCGCGTATATAGAAATAGTTATAGGGAAATGCACCCGATTACTCACCTTTATCACCTTGGCGACTTTGAAAGGAGAAAACGACTATGGCAGATGAAATTGTGAAAAAGCGAACTCGGCCTGATCGTAAGGAAGCCATGAGCGTTCATACAGAGCCGGGTGACAATAGAAAATATCTGGAACATTCGATGGTCATGCTGGACTGGCCTGATGTGAATGTGAGAGAACCTGAACAGGTCAAAGAGCGTATGGGTATGTATTTTGCTCTGTGTGCTCGGGACGATATGAAGCCTTCGGTTGCCGGTATGGCATTGGCTTTTGGAGTTGATAGAAAGACGATATGGGCATGGGCAAATGGAGTGGATAGTAAGACGCTACCCGCCGAGAGCCGTAACTTAATTAAAAAAGCGTATCAACTTTTGAACGCTCAGATGGAAAGTTATATGCAGAACGGGAAGATCAATCCGGTCGCCGGTATCTTCCTGATGAAGAACAACATGGGCTATGCGGACAAGCAGGAGGTCGTGTTGACACCCAACCAGCAGCTCGGAGATCAGGTTCCCGCTGAGGACTTGGAAAAAAAGTACCTCGAAGATGTGGTTGGTGCATCCGGCGACTATGACTCGGAGGACTGAGCGACTTTCACGACTTTTGCGACTATGGCTTACGACTATGCCAAACGACTTTGCGACTTTCCCACGACTTTCACGACTTTCGCCCGAACGACTTTGCGACTTTCCGGCGAGGGTCTGCGACTTTGACAGAGCTGCCGATCTCCCCACGAGGTCGGCGGCTTTTCCTTTTCCCGGCTGATCGGCGGCGGGTTCTACCGGGGCCGCGTGGGCGCTGTCGGTGCCCCGGCCTGATCGGGGCCGCGTTTTTTTGCCCTTTATAATGTATAGCGGGCACATTTACAAAAAATCTTGATTTTATTTTATATTTACGCTTGACAAGTAAATGCAAATATGCTATCTTGTATTTACAGAAAACAAGTAAATGCAAATTGAATTTTGAAAGGGGCTTATATTATGAAAAAGATTTTTGATTTACCCGTTTGTGGTTATGACCGGGCAAAAAGTTTTTACGGAAAAGCAAAAGTTATTGAAACGGACAACGGCGAAAAAGTTTTGCAGTCCTATAATACTTTTGTTTGTCGTATCACGGCGGCGGGGCGGTTCGTTCGTATGTGGGGCGGTTATTCTGCTACTACAATGCGCCATGTAAATAGTTTTCTTTCATTCTATGATATGAACGGCGGCGGGAAATCGTGGTGGGATATGCAGCCGGTAGAAACGGAAAAGCCGAAAGCGGCGGATATGACCCCCGCCGAAAGTTTAAAAGCCATGTGTAGCCGCCGTTCCGCTAACAGTGTGAATTATTGAAAGGGGTATATATCATGAAAAGAAAAGAGTTTATCGGAAAATTGACATATTATGACCGCTTGCGTTGTTCTTGCTATGGGAACCCCCGTTTTTATGGGGAATTTACAAATGAAAGCGGGGAAATGTTAGTAGGAAAAACCGCTGTAAATGCCGCTTGTGCCTATGGTTTTTTGAATTATCAAAACGAACCACGGAAAATCATCTATCATATAACCCGGAACGGAAATATCATTTTTGATTATATTACAGTTCTGAAAGGGGCGGCGGATCATGAATAAAAGACAATATTGTGAAAGCCGGGAAAGTATCGCCTATTATAGCGGCTTGAATGGCCTTGAAATCAAAAGCATTGAATACGGCATTAACGATTATGTTTACTGCGTTTCCGGTGCATGGGGCGGCGGTAAAGCGTTCCACCGGTGCAAGATACAGTATACCCGGAAAGGGGCGGCTTTTTTCCGGGTGCATGGGTATAGGGTTCCGCTTGATGAATGTATTAGAATGGGGGTTTAATTATGAATTACATTTTTAAAACAACGGCAACAATGAAAGAATACAACAATAAAAAGTGGTACATTGACAGCGGTATTGTTTCGGATATGCGCATAGATGCGGATAGCGTGGAAAATGCGCTTGAAATTTACCGGGAACGGGTGGAAGAAAAACATTACATTACCATTTCCAAAAATGCCATTAAAAACAAGTCGGAAATGTTCGTTGATCTATCAAACGGGGGCGTAAAACAAGTTGGCTATGTTATCACGGGCAAAACAGAATTTGACAAGGGCGATTATACCGGATACAGCACACAATATATTGATCTATGGATAACAATTCTAACCGTTGTTGATACGGTATTTTAACGGGGGTGTAAAGCATGGTATACGCAAGGAAAAAGCACGGCGGCGCAAGCTGCTATCTTGTATCCCCCGATACGGTGCAAGCGTTTATATGTTATGAAACATGGGTGCAAGGGGTTGCAAATTGTTTTTGTAATATCACGGTAAAGCCATATAAAGGCCGCAAATATAACCCCGCTTTTGTTTGGGTGTGCGTGGGTTGAAAGGCGGTGAAAGCGTGTATTTAATTCTTTTGTTGCTTTTGCTGCCGGTGCAAATCCTGATTGAAATATTGAAATTAAACAAATGAACGCCGCCCCGGTGCTATTCCGGGGCGGTTATTTTTTGCGCTTTTTCGGCCTGATCTGGGCGGCGTGAATGGGTAACGGGGGCGGGGGATATGCCAGCGGCAGCGAGGGCGGGGTGAGCTGAAAAATACCCGCAAAAAATAAAAAGGCTTATTTGCACTTACCTATTGACAATTACATTTACCTATGCTATCTTATATGCAAGAGGTGATCTTATGATGACATTCAAAAATGCAATCGGCTATATCCGAGTCTCTACCGAACGACAGGCCGATGATGACAAATACGGTATCGAGGTTCAGAAGCAGGCCATTCTTCTCTACGCCAACGACAACGGCTATAACATCGTAGACTGGAAGGTTGATGAAATCAGCGGTACGAAAGATGACCGTCCCGGCCTGAACTCCATTCTATACGGCGATGATGTAAGCAACCCTCCCTATGAAGCGGTGATCGTATTCAAGAATGACCGTGTGGCTCGTGATACCAAGCTGTACTTCTACTACCTGTATGTGCTGGAAAAGAAGAACATCAAACTTCTGAGTACGCAGGAGAGCTTCACAGAGGGCAGTGAGTTCGCCAACATCTACCGTGCGCTGCTTCAATTCGTGGCAGAGCAGGAGAGAAAGAACATCGCTCTGCGAACTGGCAAGGGTCGTTCCATCAAGGCTTCCTGCGGTGGGTACAGCGGTGGTCGCCGTCCTTACGGCTACAAGGTGGTTGATGGTGTTCTCACCATTGACGAGCAGGAAGCTCCTATCGTGAAGTTTATCTTCGAGAAGCACGAGGACGGCGTTTCCATGCTGGGTATCACGGAGCTGCTTGAAAAGGCGGGATACCAGACCCGTTCTGGCAAGCGGTTTCAGGTGTCCACCATCAAAAGTATTCTCGGCAACCGTCCTCTGTACGAGGGTATGTATAAATACGGGAATATGAATTGGGTCAAGGGCGTTCACGAGCCGATTTTGAAGGGAGCTGGTGATGAATGAAGACAAAGAAGAAAAGGCGTTGGCTTTGGATTGTTGTAATTATTATCGCAATTAGTTCAATAATCGCCATCTTCGGGCGAGACGATGACCCAACGGGGAATAGCGATTCCAAGATTGAAGTTACTCCTACACCAGAGCCTCTAACGAACGAAGTGGGTACGGCCACCTTCGATGAGATTTATAGAGCCTATAAAGATAACGAGCTGGTGGCGGATGATATGTATAAACATAATCGTTATCAAATCACGGCTAAGATCGATGGGATGACGAACGACGGCCTATTTAATCTTACTGGTGGAGCAACCCTGACTCTTGAAACTAAAGTTGATAACACTATTGTTGTTTTCTATGCTGAGTTCGAGAAAGATCAAGAAGATAATCTCAAAACCGTAAAAGTCGGAGATACGATTACCTTTATTGGGGAATGTCTTAGCGCGGGATCGTGGTCAGATTGTGAGATGATAGCCCAATGAAATATTTTTTCAAGTTTATTGGTTTTGTGATTGAAGTGATATTCATCCTTTTGGTGTTGGCGTTTATCATTCCCAAAATTTTATAATCGGCTTCTGCAAGGGCAGGAGTGACAGCCATGACGGGCTATCTGTGTAGAAATAGACGGGTAGCTCGTTTTTTGTTGGAAAGGAAATGCACATGAATTATGAAAAACTCTCCGGCTCTATCCGAGCCGTGATCGACCGCAGACCGGGAGATAACGGAGCGTACAGCGACCTCTTTTCTCTGTGCCGGGAGTGGGAAACCGAAGATTTCTCGGCGGCACATAAGGTAAACAAGGAGCTGCTGGCGCTTTCCGCAGATCAGGTAGTCCGTGGCGGCGGTGTAAAGTTCTATGAGCAGTGGCGGCGGTGTCTTCTCTTTGAAGCGCCCCATGATTTTGACTCCTTCATGACCTATATCGAACTCGACCGCAAGCCGGAAAAGCGGTTTTATGCGCCCCGGAAGCACTATCTCAGACCGATGGTGCAGGGGTTCCAAGATGTTCTGGACGGGAAGCTGCGCCTTTTGACGATCTCCATGCCGAAACGAGCGGGTAAGTCACAAACAGGCATCAATTTTGTGAATATGCTCTCCGGCAAGTTCCCTGACCGCTCGACCTTGATGGAAGGGACAGGCGATGACCTTGTAAAGAGCTTTTACAATGGTTGTCTAGAATACCTGACAGTCCCTAACGAGTACCTGTTCTACGATGTATTCCCGGACGCACGGTTGGTACAGACCAACGCCGACACGAAGACGGTGAACCTGAAAAGCAAGTCCCGTTTCCCCACAATCATGTGTCGTTCCATTGACGCGCGACAGGTGGGCTTGTCCGAGGCCACCAATGTCCTCTACCTCGATGACTGTGTGGAAGGTCGTGAGGAAGCCAAAAACCGCCAGCGGCTTGATGACAAGTGGGAAGTGATCTCTGGCGATATTATGGGTCGTGCCATTGAAGGTACGCCGATGGTCTTTACCGGTACTCGCTATTCCCTGTATGACCCCATCGGTCGTGTGCAGGAACACGCACAGCGGGAGGGCTGGGCTTGGAGAGCGATTGAGATACCCGCCCTCGATCTCGTGACGGACGAGAGCAATTATGAGTATGAGCGAGAGGGCAAGAAGGTCTTTACCACGGCTTATTTTCGGGAGCAGCGGGAGCTTCTGAGTGCAGAGCAGTTTGAAAGCGAGTTCCAGCAACAGCCCTTTGAAGCGAAGGGCCTGCTGTTCAACAAGGAAGAGCTGAACTATTTCTTCGAGCTGCCGAAAGACCGTGACCCGGATACCATCATCGCCGTTGGCGATACGGCGGAAAGCGGCTCAGACTCGACCTCCATGCCGGTGGCGAAGATTTACGGCAGCGATGTGTATATCGTTGATGTGGTCTTTGATGACTCCCCCGCTGAGGTGACGAAGCCGGAATGCGCCAAATGTCTGATTGAAAATAAAGTTGCTTCTGCTGTTTTTGAGTCCAACAACGCCGGTCAGTATTATGCCAGAGATGTTGACCAGATCATTCGTGAGCGTGGGTACTCCGTGGGTATCCGCACGAAGCGCACGATCTCCAACAAGCAGACCCGTATTGAGTTCGCTTCCGACAATATCAAGAAGAACTTTTACTTCAAGCACCCTTCTACCTACAAGCGGGGCAGTCAGTATTGGAACTTCATGAAGGAAGTGACCACCTACACCCGCTCCGGTAAGGTTCCGCACGATGACGCTCCCGATTCCCTCTCCCTGTTGGAAAATGAAATCCGTATGCTGTCCGGGGGCAAGGTGGAGGTTTTCAAACGGCCTATTTGAGTCCTTTACTTTCGCTGTGGCGAATGGTATAATCAAAAGTTTACTATTGACAAGCATTGGAGAGTTTGGTACAATGATAAGAGAGAAAATGGGTAGAGGGAAGGAGGTGCTGTAAGTGGGTGCGAGAGCGTTGTTTGGTCGCCGTGTGATCTATACCGATGTTGCCGAAATCAATGCCGGGAACATCATTGATGTTCTGCAAAAGGCTTTGTTCGTCCATCTGCAAAACAGCGCCGACATTGACTATCTCTATCGGTACTATCGTGGAGATCAGCCCGTGCTTTACCGTGAGAAGGAAGTACGGCCTGAAATCTGCAACAAAGTCGTTGAGAACCGAGCCAATGAGATCGTGTCCTTCAAGGTCGGCTATCTGATGGGTGAACCCGTTCAGTATGTGAGCCGCAGCGATGACGAGAGCATTTCCGCTGAGGTCAGCCGCTTGAACGATTATGTTCTCAGTGAGGATAAGCCTGCCAAGGACAAGGAACTGGCGGACTGGTCGCACATTGGTGGTACTTCCTACCGCATGGTGCTTCCTGACGGGGAAGCCGATGTAGAGGAAGATGAAGCTCCCTTCGAGATTTTCACCCTTGACCCCCGCTTCGCTTTTGTGATCTACTCCACCGCCCTCGGCAACCCTGCCATGATGGGTGTGAAGTATGTGAAGGACGAGAACGGAAACTTGATTTTCAGTTGCTACACCCGTGACCACTACTATGAGGTGGAGAATACTTGGGCTATCATTCGGAGCGAACCTCAGATTTTGGGTATTCCTATCATCGAGTACCCGGCAAATAAGGCTCGGCTGGGTGCTTTTGAGATCGTCCTCCCTCTGCTGGACGCTATTAACACCGTGGAGAGCAACCGCCTTGACGGTGTGGAGCAGTTCGTACAGGCGCTCATGCTGTTTCACAATGTTGATATTAGCATTGAGGATTTTCACCAGCTTCGTGACGAGGGTGCAATTAAGTACAAGGATATTGACCCGCAGTTCAAGGCTGAGATCGAGTATTTGACCTCGGAAATGAACCAGACACAGACACAGACCCTCGTGGACAGTATGTATAACACCGTCCTGACGATCTGCGGTATGCCGAACCGCAACGGAGGTTCTTCCACCAGCGATACCGGCTCTGCGGTCATCATGCGTGATGGCTGGTCGGCGGCGGAAGCCAGAGCCAAGGACTCCGAGCTGATGTTCAAGCAGTCTGAGAAGGATTTCTTGAAGCTGGTTCTGCGTATTTGCCGTGACCTGAGCGACCTGACGCTGAAACTCAGCGGTCTGGAAATCCGCTTTACCCGCAGAAATTACGAGAATATCACGGAAAAGGCAAATGTGCTGACTGCTATGCTTGCCAATCCGAAGATCGCCCCGGTTCTGGCCTTTACCCATTGTGGTTTGTTCTCTGACCCGCAGCTTGCGTACCGTATGAGTATGGATTACGCTGAGGAACAGGAGAAAAAGGCCGCTGAACTCGCAACCAAGCAGAAGGAGGTTAATCCTGATGGAAAAGGAAATCCGCCTGACCCCGGAAGCGGTCAGAAAGATTGAGGAAATCTTGACTACGGGAAAGACCGTTGAGATCGCAGAACGACACGAGAAGGTGATCGTGTGGGCGGTCAGCAGCAAAAAGAAATATGAACAGCCTATCGCATAGGTGATAGGAACAGCCATTACGGGCTACTGATACCGAAAAGGTATTGGTAGCCCTTTTATTTTTCCTTCCAATGCCCTCGGAGTTTTCGGACTGTCCGTGAAAGCTCGGTCTTTGCGGAGATATGAGAAAGGCCAAGACAATGATTTGACCGCTGTAAGGCGTTGAATGGTCAGGGAAGACCTTAATCGCAAACGGGAGACAACCCGTAAAAACAGAAAATAGTGCTGAGTGAACAGCCTTGTTAAACGCAGGAGGTAATCATTATGGCAAAGATCGACACCAGCAAAATCACGGGCTATGCGGAAATGTCTGCGGAAGACAAGCTGAAAGCTCTGGAAGCGTTCGAGTATGAGGACAACGCCGCCGAGCTGGAAAAGCAGAAAGCCGCTGTTTCCAAGGCCAACTCCGAAGCCGCTGAGTGGAAGCGCAAGCACAACGCTCTGTTGGGTGAGGACGAGAAGAAGAAGCAGGAGCAGGAGGAAAAGTTCGCCAACATGGAGAAGGAGCTTTCCGAGCTGCGGGAAGCCAAGCGTGTTTCCGAGTTCAAGGCCAAGTTCATCGCTCAGGGTTATGACGAGGCTCTTGCTGAGGATACCGCAAAGGCGATGGCTGATGGTGACTCTGCCAAGGTGTTTGCCAACCAGCAGAAGTTCCTTGACGAGTATGCGAAACAGGTCAAGGCTGACGCTCTGAAAAAGACCCCCAAGCCCGCTCCCGGTGCCGGTGGCGGTACTGGCGAGATGGATTACGCCAAGAAAATCGAGGAAGCACGGACAAACGGTGATTTCGCCGCCGTTGCTTACTACACCCGCCTGCAAGCCGAAGCGGAAGCGCAGGCGAAAAACGAGTAAAGGAGAGTTTTTACTATGGCAGATCAGTTTGCTATGAGTTTCGGGGTACTCAATTACTCCGGTATGCTCTTTAACAAGGGCAACACCCGCACCCCTCTGAGTTCTATCATCGGCGGTCGTGCTAAGACCACCAATCATGTTGAGTTCGTGACCGGTCAGGAGTTCACCTCTGGCGGCGGCGCTCAGCCTGCTATCAGCGAGAGTGCTTCTCTGACCGCCCCTGACGCTACCGTTGTGACCCGTGCGCAGAAGACCAATGTGACTCAGATCTTTCAGGAGTCTGTGGGTATTTCCTACGGGAAGATGTCCAACATGGGTACTCTGAGCGGTATCAATGTGGCGGGTCAGCAGGCCAACCCCATGAATGAGCTGGACTTTCAGGTTGCCGCCAAGATGATGAAGGTCAATGCCGACATTGAGTACACCTTCATTAACGGCGTTTACAGCAAGGCTACTGATGACACCAAGGTCAACAAGACCCGTGGTCTGGTTTCCGCAATCACTTCCAACACTACGGCGATGGCTTCCAAGCCCCTCGGCCTGTGGGATATTGCCGACATGGTGAAGAAGATTTACGGCGCTCATGCCCCCACGGATGGCCTGTGCCTGTGGTGTGACGCTGTGACCATGTTCCAGATCAACGCTGACGCTGTTCAGAACGGTCTGACCGTGGTTCCCGCCGCCCGTAACATCAACGGTATCGCCCTGTCCAGCGTGGTCACGCCCATCGGTGTTGTCTATCTGTATCTTGGCGAGTACCTGCCTGCCGGTACTGCCCTGCTGCTGAACCTGAGCGTTCTGGCTCCCGTTTATCAGCCTGTCCCCGGCAAGGGCAACTTCTTCCTTGAGCTGCTGGCAAAGGTCGGCGCTGGTGAGAAGTATCAGCTCTTTGGTCAGATTGGCCTTGACCACGGCCCTGAGTGGTTCCACGGTAAGTTTACCGGTATCTCTACCGAGTTTACCGCTCCCACTTACAGCCGCAGCGTCTTCATCGCTAATGACGCAAACAACCCCGTGAACACTAAGGCCGTTGCTGGCGGCTAAGAGTGGCGCAGGAGTAAACACAACATTTTAGAAAGGAAAGGTGGAAAGTATGACGGACGCTGAGAAGTTGAAAATGGTGAAAGCCATGACCAGCGAGACAGACGAGGACACGCTTTCCACCTACCTTTCTATCGCCGGAAACAAGGTGTGCCGCAAGGCATACCCCTTCGACCCCACCGTGACCGCTGTTCCTGACCAGTACGCTCACATTCAGGTGGAGATCGCCGTGTATCTGCTGAACAAGCGGGGTGCCGAAGGGCAGACCGCTCACAGCGAGAACGGTATCTCCCGCTCCTATGAAGACGGCGATGTGCCGCCTACGCTGCTGAGGGACATTGTTCCCTTTGCCGCCGTAATGGGAGGTTGAGTGCATGAGGACGCTGAACCGCAACAAATCGCCATTCTGGTATCTGTTGTATGACCGCAAGGAGCCTGTAAAGGACGAGTACGGCAACGAAACCGGCGAGGAACTGGTGGTTTACAAGCCTGCTGTGGCGATGAACGCCAATATCTCGGCGGCGACCGGCTCCGCTCAGGTGGAGCAGTTCGGTAATTTCGCTGGGTACGACAAGGTGATCGTCACCGATGACCTGAGCTGCCCCATTGACGAGAATACCGTACTGTTCATCGACAAGAAGCCTCAGTATGACGAGGACGGGAAGCCGCTCTACGATTACGTGGTTCGCCGGGTCGCCAAGTCCCTCAACTCCATTTCCTATGCGGTCAGTAAGGTGACGGTATCGTGAGTCAGACAATCAATGTTCCGCTCTCCGGGAGAGGGATTGAGCGCCTGATACGGGAAGTTGAAAATCGTAAAACTTGGCTTCGAGATCGTACAACGGTTTTTCTTGAACGCTTAGTTGCGATGGGGGTTGGAATTGCTTCTGCGTGTTTCGATGATGCAGCCTATGATGGCACAAATGATGTTGTTGTATCTGCGGAATATCGAGGTGAAAATGCAAGGGCGATTGTGGCAGTCGGTAAAGCGGTTTTATTTATCGAGTTCGGCACAGGCGTGACCTACCCGGACGATCACCCGGAAGCGGACGAACTCGGAATGAAGCGTGGTGAATACGGTCAGGGTCACGGCAAGCAACACTCTTGGGGTTATTACGGCGATCCCGGAACGAACGGAGTGCTGAAAGAAAAGAAGAACGGTGGGTTCGTGGTCATCACCCACGGCAACCCCGCCAATATGCCGATGTACAAAACGGTAAAGGAGCTGCAAGACCGGCTCACGGAAATTGCGAAGGAGGTGTTTTCATGATTGATGTGGAGAGTCAAATCTACACGCCGATTGTGGAAGCCCTGAGAGCGCAGTTTCCCGGTATCTTGGTCAGCGGCGAGTATGTCAATGCTCCTACCCGTTTCCCCTATGTGAGCTTGGTGGAGCAGGATAACTACACCACGGAAGATCACATGGATAGCGGAGATACGGAGAGGTTCGCTACGTTGATGTACGAGGTGAATGTCTACTCCGATAAGGCAGGCAGTAAGAAATCCGTTTGCCGAAAAATCATGAGGTTTGTGGACGATCTCATGTACACCAAGAATTTCAGGCGTATTTCTCTGTCCCCCGTTCCCAATTTGGAGAACGCAACAATTTACCGTCTGGTGGCTCGATACAAAGCCGAAACAGATGGAACTACTCTTTACAGGAGGTAAATGAAAATGGCTATTTCGACCTATAAAACCTTTCTGATGAAGAAAGGTGATACCGGCGATACTTGGAGCAAGCTGATCGACATCAAGGAGTTTCCCGACCTCGGCGGCGAGCCTGAAATGCTGGAAACCACCACTCTGAGTGATGATATGCAGACTTACATCGCTGGTATCCAGTCTCTTGACGGCCTGTCCTTCACCGCGAACTACACGCTGTCTGATTTTCAGGCTCTCAAAGCTCTCGAAGGCAAGAAAGCCAGTTATGCAGTTTGGTTTGGCGGCACGGAGAGCGCCGGTGTGGTCACTCCCGATGGTTCTAACGGCAAGTTTTCCTTTGACGGTGAGCTGTCCGTGTACCCCGTGGGCGGCGGCGTGAATGAAGTGGTGGGCATGAACATCACCATTGCCCCGTCTACCCCCATCGCTTTTTCGGCGACCTGAGACGCCACTAATCGCCATATTGACAAGGAGGATTCGTCATGGCAAAGCAGTTGACCATCAATGACCCTACTACCGGCGTCACCTACACGCTGGAATATACCCGTAAGTCCGTCGAGATGATGGAGAAAAGCGGCTTTGTTGCCGAAGAAGTGGAACGCAAACCGATGACTATGCTCCCGGCACTGTTTGCCGGTGCGTTTCTCGCTCACCATCGCTTTGTGAAGCGTGATGTGATCGACAACATTTATGCTCGCCTGACTCATAAGGACGAGCTGATCTCCGCTCTGGTGGAGATGTATAACGAACCTCTGCTGAGTCTTCTGGACGAGCCGGAGCAGCAGGAGGATAACGAGGGAAACCTGAGCTGGAAAGCCGGTTGGTAAGCGACCGCCTTTCCGATAACGAGGGGGGCGGCGGCGATCAACGCCCAGCCGCCCTTTTTGCTTACACAGGAAAATTCTACGAAGTCTTTCCGTATTACCTCGCCATTGGTATGTCCTATGAACAATTTTGGGAGCAGGACTGTGATTTGGTGAAATATTACCGAAAGGCGGCACGAATTAAGCAAGATTTGCAAAATCAAGAGGCGTGGCTTCAAGGTGCATATGTTTATGAGGCTCTTATTGATGCGTCTCCGGTTTTTCATTCTCTTGCGAAAAAAGGAACGAAACCCGTTCCGTATCGTGATAGTCCGTATGAACTGTTCGGGCAGTCGAATACCAAGAAACGAAAAACCATCCAAGAGGAACATGACGAAAAGGCGAAAGCCTACATGGAAGCCTTTATGGTGTCGATCAATAAAAAGTTTCAAGCGAAAGGCGGTGACATGAATGGCTGACAATGTGGAGATTCAGGGGTTGGAGTTTCAGATCGTCAATGACAGTACGCAGGCGGTCGCAGGGCTTCAAAACCTGATTAACACGCTCAATCGTTTGAAAACCGCTACCAACGGCGGCGCAACGGGTCTGAGCAAGACCGCTCAGGGTATTCGGGAGCTTTCCAATTCTCTGAAAGGATTGAACAGCGGTGACGCTTCGCAGAAGATCACCCGGCTTGCCAACGCGCTGACCACTCTGAGCCGGGTTGGAAATGTGAAGATTTCTTCCTCCATCGCCAATCAGCTTACGGCAATCAACACCGCTCTTGCTGGCCTGAAATGGACGGACGGCGACAAGCTGACTTCCCTTGCCAACGGTTTACGCCCTCTTTCCGAGTTGGGCAAAGCCAATATGACCACCTTTATCAATCAGCTTTCCAAGCTGCCGAAGGTGATCGAGGATTTGAAAACGGCGGATATTGACAAGTTCACACAGCAGATGAAAGACCTTGCCGCCGCCATGAAGCCTTTTGCTGATGAAATGCAGAAGGTGTCCAATGGCTTCTCGGCGTTTCCGTCCAAAATCCAAAAGCTGATTACCAGCACGGAGAAATACAACGCTTCGGCTAGTAAGGCAACCTCCACTACCGGGAAATTCACGGGCGGATTGAAAGCGTTGAATGTTGCTGCTGCCGCAGTCGCTTTCCGCAAAATCGGCCAGTTCATTGCACAGACGGTCACGGAGTCCAACAAGTACCAAGAAGACCTAAACCTGTTCACAGTTGCCTTGGGACAGTATGCAGCCGAAGCTCAGAACTACGCTGAAAAGGTGTCCGAGGTTTTGGGTATTGACCCTGCGCAGTGGCTTCGCAATCAGGGCGTTTTCAACACACTGCTGACCGGCTTCGGTGACACAGCAGAACGAGCGCAGCTCATGAGCCGAAACCTGACGCAGTTGGGTTATGACCTTTCTTCTTTCTTCAACATTCCCATTGAAGACGCTATGCAGAAGTTACAGTCTGGTATTTCTGGTGAGCTGGAACCTCTGCGGCGCTTGGGCTACGATTTGTCGCAGGCACGATTGGAACAGACCGCTTT